CCCACGCCTCCGCCGTTTCTATGGCGGTTAGAGCTTCTATTTGTTTCGTATACGGCAACGCAAGTCTTGCACACTGGCAAGCTGCAAGAACAAGCTCTTGTCTCGTGCATAACTTTGCTTTATCTGCAAGCCATAGCATCCAATCTCCTCGATCACAAGCATCCCATGCTTGGTCGAGTGTTTCAAATCGATCTGCCCATTCTTTTGCTTTTTCGCAAGCGTTATGCTTTGCAAGCAGTTCTTTTAAGTTCATGTGTTCCTCCACATACTGTATTATACACTAAGCACTATTATTCGACAAGCCCTATTTTTCCATCGTCTGCCCAAATCAGCGCAAAATGTTCGAGCTTACCTAAGATCTTTTCTATGTTTTTTGCAGTGTGCGTGTATCCTACAATTGCAAAAAGATTTCGCACTGGTATGCCATCCGGGAAGTATCGCATGACGTCAAGCATCCGTTGTATCTTTACGCGCTCATCGTCGCTTATGTGGTCCGGTACCATATCATCCGATGGCCTATATTGCACGCGCATTGGCTTTTGGTTTAGGTGTCGGGTTGCGCCCATCATTTTTGCAATACCTCCAACGCTCTTGACTCATCGGTATCAACTATAATCCCATTGGCGTCCACGATTCCAGCATTACGCAGCTTCTCAAGATAGATCTTATACTCATCTTTTGGAAGCGTGCCCTTGAGATAATAATTAGCCGATCCCCATTTTAGCACGCGGTTTCCACCATCGGCGCGCCGGGTGTTGTAAAAAAGCTTTGTAACGATGTTTGCAAGACGCGAATTATCGGGAGCCTTTCTTTTTTGCCTAACCAGTATCGGTGGCGCATCATCCTGCTTTTTGGTGCCCTCTGCAGCTGTGACCATTGTAAGCTGTAAGCCGACAAAAAGCAGGGTAAACGCAATCAAAAACGCGATCCGGCCAGGTTTGCCAGACGTTGCCGCGTCAAAGATTGCCGTGCTCAGATTGTCGGCTGTCAACGGTATCCGGTGGCTGTCAGTTTGAGCCTCAGTCAAGCGCAACCGATCTTGATACGCAATCTCTGCGCCATCATACGTGACCTGGGCAGCGTCAAGCGTAGCCTTGATTGCCTCAAGTGTAGCGCGTGAGTTACCGCGATTCAGGGCATCATCGTAGCGGTTTTGTGCAGCTGTCAGTGCACTTGCAGCCCTGGCGCTTGTCTCTTGCAACCGTACAAGGGCAGTATCCTGCGTTTTTGCGGACTGGCTTTGCACATCTGTTGATACCAACACAAAAGACAAGTCGAAGAAAAACGCTACCAGCGCAAACATCGCCCAAACCGCCTTGCCCATTAAGCCGCCTTTGAGCCATGCGCGGACGGCAAAAAGTACAACGACAAAGGACAAGATACCCATGCCAATGGCTTCGATAATGCCAGGGCTCACAACGATAAAGCATACCAAAAGTATACCGATGTCCGCTACCATGGCGGCTATGAGAGCATAGCCGTCAAGGATCTTCTGCAGCTTGTCTTTTAAGACCATGACAATTCTACCAGCGCTTTAATTGCATCGGCTTTACGATGCCACTCGTTAAGTGCATCTTGCTTTGATTGACAATGGATACTGTCAGCATGGCCCATCCATGACCAGCTTACAAGGTAGCCACGGCTGTCTTTTGTGATTGTTGCGTGATTTTCGCCTACGCGGATTGTGGTTGAGTTCATTCAAATAGTCCTTTCTGTGATGATTCTTTTACAGCATCGGCAAGATTGATCTTTGATTGATGATAATATGATTCTTTAAGCTCGAATCCTATTCCTTTTCTACCCATTAAAATTGACTGATATAATTCAGATCCTATTCCTAAAAATGGAGTTAGAACGGTATCGCCTTCATTTGAGTACAGCAAAACAAGCCTTTTGATAACAGGCAATTGCAATGGACAAAGATGCTTTTCATCATCTTCTTCTCTTGCAATTCTGGCGTTTAGCGTGTCTCCCTGGTCAATATCCATCCAGACCGGCGATGCTATCTTTTGCCAAAGGTCAACACTCATATCGATGTTTTGCACCGGATCGGATCGCTCACCATCTTTTCTAAACACAAGCACAGAATCAGGAATTCCAACTCTCGACATTGTGCTGTCTTTTTTAACCTGTTTATGCAAAAGACCAAGAGCCTTTGTGCGCTGCATTTCCGTAACAGGATCTTTCCAGATTGTTATACGGCTGTGATAAATGAAACCAACGTCCTCGCACGCTTGCCGGATCATTCCACTAAAATCACGCAGGCCAATAAATCCTTCTTTCCCCTTTTGGATCGGCAAATCCATGCAATGGATAGCGACGTTTCGGCCTTGTTTAAGCACTCTGTAAAGCTCTTTTACAAGGAACTTAAATTGCACGGTAAACTGCTGAAAGTCCGAGCAGTTACCCATATCCTCGACATGGCTTGAGTAGGTAAAAAGGTCTGCAAAAGGAGGACTAAACACGCTAAACCCTACCGACTCATCGGGTACATCTTTTATAAGTCTAACGCAATCACCTCTCCGAATATGATAGTTTTCTGTTATCACATCGTCTGTATCATATTCAGATCCTGAAAGCATTGTGTTGTGTAGGTTTGCATTGATTGCATCGGCCATTTCGTCTTGCATGATCTTGAAATTCTCCTGTTTTATTCTGATCGATTCACCGACATTTTTCATCGTGTCGGTTGTGATAACATGGATATTTACAGCATGCTTTTGCCCGAATCGATATGATCGGCGCATAGCTTGATATAAGCCCTCAAAACTAAAATCGAGCGCAGCAAAAACTTGCACATGACAATTCTGATAATTCAAACCGAATTGCGCGATCTTTGCTTTTGTAATAAGGACTCTGAATTCATTATTCGCAAATCCAATGAGGTTTTTTTTCTTTTTTACAACGTCATCACTTCCGCGTACCTCAACGGATCCTGGTATAAGCTTGCGCAATTCTTCGCCTTCTTCGTCCTGCTTTATCCAAACTATAACTTGATCTTGCGTTGCGTTTGCGATTGATGCGGCCATCTCAAGCCGCTCTTTTTTTGTCCTGCGTAGCTCTGCGTTGAAATCCGTTGCTGATATTGACGTGTCATTAAAAAGCGCACCATCAAAACGTAGCGGGGTAACGATTTGCCGATCAATGATATTAAGCGGTGGTAAATCGTATCCTGGCATATCGAATCCGATGTCAGACGGCTTATTGAGCATGATAGCCCATGTTGATACCCACTGATAAAAATGCTTGATCGCATGGCCTTTTATTCTCCATTCGCCAGTATCTCCAGCATCGTGGACAAAATACATTGCAAGCATCTGGGTACGTGGCATAACATCAAGGAATTCGCTATGGTTTCCCATCTCGGTAGGATCGTTGGGGCTTGGTGTAGCAGTACAAGCCAATTTGTATGGCGTGTCCTTAAAAACATCTATGATGCGTTTTTTGGTAGCGCCTTCAAAGTTTTTAAGGATTGATGATTCATCAAGTACAACGCCGGAATAAATACTCATATCAAAGTTTTCTATCTGCTCATAATTAGTGACCTGGATAAAATCAAGCGATATACCAAAATGCTTTGCCTCTGCTTTCGTTTGATCTGTCACAGCAAGAGGCGCAAGGATTATTACAGGTTTGCCAGTATTTTCAGAAACCAACCTCGCCCATTCAAGCTGCATAAACGTTTTACCAAGCCCACAGTCTGCAAAGATTGCGTACTTTCCAGCTACAAGAGCACGCTTGACTATAAACTTTTGGAAATCAAAAAGCTTAGGATTAAGCTGGCTATCATCAATAGCAAAACCTGATTGCACCTGCTTTGCAAGCTTGGCTTTTAGGAATTCGGCATAATCACTCATACTTCAATCCCCCACCAATCTCCAAGCCGTATCGCTGTCAGCATATCGACTACCCACCACTTGCCAGTGCTCATCGACCGACACACTGCAAACACTCGACCACCTGCCGAGTTCTTAATTCGGCAGTAGGTGCGAGCTTTCCACTCATCATCAAATATCGCAAGATGCGTGTATCCTTTGTTTACTACAGGCATTTTCAATCCCCCTACTCATAGTGTATTATACACTAAGGTATTGTGCAACAGTTTTTAATGGCAAAGGCAGATATTTTTTTCGGCGGTTTAGTATGCCTATCCTACCGTCATCTATCCATATTGGTATGCTGTCAATAGTGGAGATTAGGTGCTCAAATATTGTTTGCCGATGTACCTTGCCGTACAATAGCAACATCACTTCAGACGTTTTATAACCGTCCTCGGGCGCTCGCACTAAGATCGACAAGCACCGATTGCGTAGCGCTGCGTACTCTGGACTGTCATAATGTTTGGGGCGCGGCATTGTAAAGGCTCTCCTGAGGGCCATTTTGGGTAGCATAGTGTGCTGCAATATCGCGGCCATAAATCACGGATGTATCGCTTGCTTCGATAAAATAGACTTGGCCTATTTTCATCCCTGGATACAAAATAATCGGTTTAATACAGCAAAGCTCAAGCGTCCATTGTTTTTTGAAACCGATCTCACCGAATCCAGCGGATACCTCGGAAAAAAGAAACATCCTGGCAATCGATGATCGACCAGAATACATTGGAGCATAATAATCGGATCCTATTTCCTCAACAGTGTGACCAAGAACACAATCCCCAGGCTGCAAAATAAACGCGCTGTCAATGTGAAAGGACTCAAAAACTTGGGCTTTTTGAGGATCGATGTACTTTTTATTGTTAGGCCGGATCATCTTAAAATCCGCGCCAAGGTGCACGTCAATCGAGTTGACGCCGACATTTGCCTGATCAAACGGCTTGCAGTGGATTCGACCATTCTGCACGTACTCAAGCAGGTGTTTATGTGCGAGTATCATTGATTTCCTTCTTTATGTCTTTATAAACCGCAATCTTAAGCTGTAGCTTTTGCATAAGCTCTGCAATTTCATACTCTAATCGCTCCGCTTGCTCTTCAAGCTCTGTAGTGTCCAAGTCCTGCCTCCTGCAAAATATAGTTTATTTTCTCATCGGTTGGCCTACGCTTGCCACTTATCCAAGCGCGTACCGTTTGCTCTGGGGTTTTAAGTTTCCAGGCAAGCTCCGATATCTTCCATCCCTTGTCGCTCATGATTGTTTTCAGTACTTCCATGGATTGTATTATACTGTATAATGCGATTTATTGGAATGCCATACAATAAAAAAGCCGCCAATCGGCGGCCTCTTTTATTACTTTATACGAGCCGCTACCTTTTTCTTTATCCATTCAGGTGCGGCCTCAAGCTGTGATATATCCTCATCTCCATCAAGATCAAGGTATCCAAGCTCGTTTGTGGCTTCTGCAATAGTCAAGCCTTCCATCGGTTCAATTACTGAATCAACCTTTGCGTTGCCTTTTGTATTGTGCTTTACAACAACCATACACACATCACCGAGCAATTCTGACAAGCTGTAGTTATCTGGTATTGTATACCAATCGTCGCTTTTCTTTTTTATAGGTGCCTTCATGGTTTGCAAGCGCTTTACAAGCGTTGCTTTTGCATTGAGTGATACTGTTAAAAACTCAGATACGCAAAAGTTTTTTCCTTCGCTTGTTTTTTCTTTTCCAAGCAATTCATAGGTAAAAACCAATTGAGCTTTTGCCGGATCACCTTCATCGAATCCAGGTTGCTTGCCAATATCGTAAATACCGATCAATCGAGCTGGGTACGTTTTTTCAGGAGGGTTTTCGCGTGGACTGTCATCGTAATTATTAAACTTCATATTTTTTTCCTTTGCCACTACCTGGGCTTTGTTTGATTTATTTTTTAGCCTCTTTTAATATCTCCCCTTTCCACACGGCTTCATGTGTTAAAAATGGACGCAAGCCATTAAAGACTTGATCAAATAAAACAGGCGGCTTATATTTAACGCCGTTTATTCTCAGAATCATAAACTCAACAAAATCATGGCACGTAAAGCACAGCAGCCGAAACTTTTCTGGATCAAGGTTATCGTATTCGTCTGGGCAAAGATGATGCACATTAAGCTTGTGTGATGAAAGCTGCTTATGGTGCCGTATACCACAAAATTCACACGTATAATCGCGGTCTTTTAATATCGCAGCGCGAAAATCCTTCCATACTTTCGTTTGTAGGTATCTGTCTTTATCTTTGCCGTTTAATATCATTAAATCGCAACCTTTCGCGGATCGTAGTTTTTTTCACGCTGCCAAACTTGCAATATAAGCTTAAAAATATCAAACGCTTTTTCATACTCATCTTTTGTCCATTCGTAAAATGCAATCTGTGGCGCAAGCCTATCTGTTGATAACACGAGATTACCAATCATGCAATCTTGACCAGCTGCATATGCAGAGAGCTGATATGACCACTCGTCATAAAACACAGCTTTTTTACCAGTTTTTATCCCCTGTGTCTTAAAGTCAAGTATTATTTTTTGGCCAGTCTTTTTCCATTTTGCTATAAGGTCAATAGTGCCAGCATATCCATATTCTTGATTTACAAACCGCTGCTCACTCATAGCGCCGTCAAGATCAATGTTTTCATCAATCCATTCTTGCGCTAGATAGCAAACTTGCCAATAGCTGGTAGGAGGCGGTATCGGTTCGCACTTGCAATAAGCCTCTGCCCATGCGTGTACATCAGTACCGATCTGGGCAGCGTTTGAGGCAGTCTCTTTGCTATCGCGCACGACACGCTCTGCAAAATCCTCAAGCGATTCTCCATCTAATCGAGGTAATGTGAGCGCGGACATAATTGTGTTTTGCTGCTTCCATGCATCAAGACCTGGTTTAGCTTTTATCTGCAAAACAGTTGTCACACTTGGAAATAAACCTTCTTTACGAGCGCGGCGCAAATCAGCGTCATGTGCTGAATTTCCATTTTTATCGTACCAATGACCTGTTGATTCAGGTTTAACAAGCTGCATCAAATCCTCCAACCTTAAAATATTTCAAGATCTCCCTGCTTTGGTATATAACGATATACCTCTTTTTTTGACGTATCTTTTTTCTCAATTTGTATTTTTGGCTCATCTACCGGTATTGACTTTGATTTTTTCGCAACCTGCTGCAGTTCATAACGTGATAGCTTTTTTTCAGTTTGTTTTTCGACTATATTAAGCTGATTTACCACTACATAATCGCACGTCAAAAACTCGACGTGCAAATCTGGTATTGTTGACAGTAAATCAAAATAGCTTTCGGTAACAATGGATGCTGCTCTATCAATTGTGCATCCATCAAAAATCATGCCCCACTTGCCAAGTGCTATCAATCTATTTTTGGATGCAATAGACTCAAAAACATCAAACACAGATCCAAGTAACGCCGATGGTACAGCGCGGTATCCGTTTTCACCATTCGCAAAAACTTTTTTACCACCTACGGTTTTTAATGTTCTGACAGCCGCAAGCTGACTAAATCTTTTTATGGCTTCGCGTCCTTTTTTTTCGAGTGAATTCTCATAAAATGACATAACATCACGCATTATATTTTTAACCTGTACAAAAACGGCCGTACCTTGAGCTGGTTCGTCAACCATAACATCAAAGTATTTTTTAATTGTACCTAAATCTGGTGCAGTGCGAATTGTATTGAGCCACAGCGGAGCTATTTTTGTAGACCATTGATACACTTGCGCAACCTCCAGATATATTGTACTATACCAAACTATACAGGAGTATGCAAGTGGAAAATGATCAAAAATCGTTACTTAATTTTAGCGGAGTCGCCGATTTACTAATGATACCGGAGCAAACAATTCGGCAAAAGTATACTGAATGGGGTATGCCTCATCTTAAAATAGGACGCCATATACGATTTTCGCCACAAGTTGTCATAGTTTGGGCAGAATCAAACTCATTAAAGATTAGCAAATAGAGGCGGCTATCTCATGCAAATATCTACCAATCTTGCGTACCAGGACGCTAAAAGGGTTGATGGTTACAAAGCTGTCGATATAACAAAAAGCAAGGCAAGGACAATCCTCTCATACGACCATTGCCCTGCTGTATTAAAAGATGGCAAGCGGTCAAACGCTAATTTTGTATCAAGCGATTGGCTTTGGCTTGATTCTGATTCAGGTTTCACTATTCAAGAGTTCCAAGCACTGCCAGAGTTCCAAAATGTTTTCTACATCCTCTACACATCCCGCAATCACCAAAAACAAAAGGGCAATGATCCAGCTGTTGATCGCTTTCATGTGCTTTTTCCAGTAAAAACAATAACCGATCAATCAGAGCTAAATGCTAAAATTAATTTTTTGATTGAGCGTTACACGTGGGCAGATAGCGGCGCAAAGGGCGTTTCGCGCCTACTCTACGGTAATAAGGCTACTGAGGTATACTGGAATGATGGTCAAGAAATAGATCTTGTTTCACTTGGTTTTTCAGGCCCAAAAAAAACATCAAAAGATATTTTCGAGGATGATTTTCCTCAAGGATGGGATGATGCAAGCCTAAAAAAGTTTGAAATAAAACCGAAAAATGGCACACGCCAAACAGCTATAGCAATCGCCGAGAAAACAAAAGAGGAGCTAATACTCGATAGCCTACGCATTGCCGCAGAACGCGGGCGCTTTGATAGCTACGACGATTGGATACGAATAGGCATGGCTATGAAATCAAGCGATGGCGAGTATTCTTTTGATGACTGGCTCAGTATTTCACACTCAGGGCAAGATACAAACGAGGCGCGATATAAATGGGATAGCTTCAATCCAACCGATATATCAGGGGCATCAGTCTTGCACATAGCTCGCGAGGTATATCCCGAGCTACTAAAAAAAGGGTCAATGCCAGCTGTTTCACAGCTTATCAGAATCGCGCCGAAAAATAGATCGGAAAAAAAACAGGATAGCGAGCACGTTGCAGGGTATAGCACGGATGCGCCAACCATGCTTGAGACAGAGTTGACCGATGATCGAATTGAGAAGGTATATGAGGCAATTACATATCTTGTAGAGGGGAAAGAAGAGCGTCGACTTAAGCCAGATTGGTATTTGACCATCCTCGACCATGACGCCGAGCTCGCCAACTGTGCAAAATATGACTACACAATCGGTGGCCCTGTCATCGCCTACAGTAATACAGAGTTATTAAAAACGGCGATAAGACGGCGGTTTCGGGCATATGGGATACGTGATAATAAGATTAGCGACGATCTAATAAAGCGCACATTTCACGAGATTATGTACATAAATCGCAAGCATAACCGTGTACTTGCATATTATCAGATGCTAAAAGCTCGATATTTTCCACAAGGTATCAACAACTTTGATGGCTCAAAGCTTATTGAGCAATTTATTTCATTCCTTCGATTTAAGGCACATGATGGATATACCATTGATCAAATACGCGCATTTTATACAGAGATTTTCCACATATTCTTTTTAAGGCATCATCATCATGTACAAGGCACTGCAATTATGGAAAATGGCGAATACTACGGACTCATAGCTAATGATATTGTACCAGTCCTGGGCGGGGCGCAGAATATCGGGAAAACTACTTTATGTTATTGGATAGCTGGCAATCGTGAGGATATGTACGTTGATGTCGGCAGTGGTGGGCGCGGTGGCTTTGGATCTTCTGACACTATTCGGCAAGTGCGTGGACGTGCTTTTTGTGAAATCGGCGAAATGAAGGTTATGCGCGACTCATCTAACGTTGAGGTTGTAAAGTCTTTTATTTCAAAGCCAAAATATGAGCTTGATGTTAAGTATGTAGAGCATAGCGAGCCGCTCCCAGCTACAGTGTCATATATTGGCACATCGAATCCTGAGGACTATTTGAGCGACACTACAGGGAATAGGCGATTTTATCCAATTAATCTTGAGTCTATAGACAAAGATGGACTCGCGGAAAATCTGGAATTAAGCGAGCGCTTACAAGCTTACTATTATTGTTTAGCCGAAACTATACCAAAAGAAAAACGTCTCGACTCGGTATCACCATCACCTGAAATGCTGGATTTTATAGGCTCAACTCGACAGGATGCAATGATTACCTATAGCGACTATGACGCAATTCTTGAGATTGTGTCAGTTGATTTTGATGCTAAAAAACTCGAAAATGGCAGGGCAGACGGTATACACAAGCTTAGCAAAGCGGCAATACATAAAATGGTGACCGATGCTGGATATAAAATGATGATCACGGACAATAGTATTAAGATGGCTATGCAAGGTCTTGGGTACGAAAATAAAGTCACAAAAATACAAAACGCATCAATACGTGCATGGGTAAAAAAGTACCTGTAGAGCTAAAAAATGCAAAAATGGTTACACAACGTCTACAATGTGTAGAAGTGTAGAGGTTGTGTAACCGTGATAATTCCTTACATCATAAGTAAATAACCCCGACCTCTACAAAAAGCTCTACAATCGTGCATCAACTGGTGGGAGGATTTTATATGGTTACAAATGGCCCTACCTCCTATATATATATATTATTATTATTAAAAGAAATGTAGAGGTTGTAGAGGTCTTTGTAAATCATTGTACCGTAATAATTTATTGAGGTTACACAACCTCTACAACCTCTACATATTTGTAGAGGTTGAACTTAAACACTTATGCTGGTATTTGCTGGTTGTAGTTTTATATAAAACCGGCAAGTTTGCCCCACGGATTGCCTACACGCGATTTTTAGCACACAGGCAGAAGGTTGATGGAATAATGCTATACATTGCGCTTGCAGTGTATAATACAGTGCGCTATACTGTATTACATAAGGCGATAAGCCAAGGGGGACAGCGTGCGCCAAATAGACAGGGGCCAAGAAGTTATTGGGGCAAATGCCCCAGTTGACCCACAAGACTACCAAGAGTACAGCATCGACCGTGAGATTTTTTACCGGTGGCTGAGGAATGAAAAAGCCCATGAGTTGTACGCCGAGACAATCGCTCGGCGGATAGACCCAGAGCGCGGGCCTGTGTACGATAGCTGGTGGTCGCATACGATGGAAGTGTGCCAAGCAAATTGGGAGCTACACCAGCGGCAGATTGTTTGGTCTTTGACCAGCGCTGAGGTGCAAGAATTAGAAGATGAGTTCGTAGAGTGGTATCAAAATGATTGAGATTAAAATCCTACTCGACCTGATTCAAGACAAAGCCCATCAATGGGCCGAGTCTGGCAAATACAAGTATGATGCAAAGCACGTTGAACAGCTTTTGCGAGAATGTGCGGAGTTTATGGGGTGTAACCTTGCGGATGTTTACGAAAAGGTGTAGAATACACTTATGGATTCTGCTAACAAAAAGCAAACAAAAAGAGGCAAGACAGAATATAACTTTAAGCCAGGTGTTTCAGGCAACCCAAGCGGTCGCCCTAAAATACCTCAAGAAGTCAAGGATGCTTTTAGAGAGCATACCATGGATGCTAAAAATGTGCTTGTCGAAATCATGATGGATCAATCCCAAAAAGGAGGGGATAGAGTTCGTGCCGCTGAAACGGTTCTAAACCGTGGGTGGGGTACACCTGAGCAAGCCGTTTCTATTAATGGAGCGCTTGCCACGGTGCCCATCGACACATCAAAGCTATCGGATAAACAACAGGATGCGCTCTTGGAAGCGCTTACTATGGTTTTGGTAGAGGATGAAAGCCAACCTACCGATTGATAAATTACTTGGCATGGCAGTAGATCAAGGCAGAAGGCGCTTTTGGGCTTTTTGCCAACTAACCATGCCAAAGTTATACAACTCTAAACACCTATATCTGCACGAGTTATGCAATACTTTGCAAGATTTTGTACAAGATAAACTTCTTGATTCGGATGGTAAAACATATCAAAAGCTAATGCTAAACCTACCTCCGCGACACGGAAAATCTTTGACGGTGATTCTGTTGTGTCAATGGTTGCTTGGTGTTGATACGTCAGCGAGTATCATAACAACATCTTACAGCGAGGGCTTGTCTGTCCGCATGGCAAAAGCTGTGCGCGATGGAATCCAAGCTATAAAGATAAAACCTAATTCCCTTGTTTATTCTGATTTTTTTCCTGGTACAAAGATAAAAAAAGGTGATGCGGCTATGCACCTTTGGAGCCTTGAAAACAGCCACTTTTCATACCTTGCAACGTCACCAGGCGGTACACTTACAGGGCTTGGTGGCAAGATAATAATCACAGATGACATCATTAAAAACTGGTATGAGGCAAACAACGAACGAATACTTGATGAGCACATGGATTGGTACGACAATACCCTTACATCAAGAAAAGAAGCGGACGCAAAACAAATTGTCATCATGACCAGATGGAGTACAAAAGACCTTGCCGGAAAACTGCTTGAGCGCGAGGGCCATGAGTGGTTTGTTGTAAAAAAGCCAGCGCAAAATGCGGACGGATCAATGCTTGCACCGGATATCTTAAGCGCTGATGAGTTTACAAGGCGAAAAGAAACAAACGATCCCCAGCTTATATCGGCAAACTACCAGCAAGATCCATACGAATCGCAGGACAGGCTATATCAAGAGTTCAAAACATATTTGCCAGACTTATTACCAAAGGACGGTATAATCGAGGGTGTTTTTGATACTGCAGATGAGGGCGACGATTACCTTGCGGGGTTTATTTATAAGGTGCATAAAAACACAGCTTACATTATCGATGCTATTTATACGCAAGAAGGTATGGAAAAAACAGAACAACAAACGGCAATCATGATATCTAAGAACAAACCTTCCAAGGTTTGGATAGAATCAAATAATGGCGGCAAGGGTTTTGCTCGCAATGTGGAGCGTATCTTAAGACAAGACCTTGGGCACACTGGAACAATTGTGCAATGGTTTAGCCAAAACCAAAACAAACTTGCCAGGATATTGTCAAACGCAACAAACGCATCGAATGGTATAGTATTCCCCGATGGTTGGCGGCAACGTTGGCCGATATTGTCCAGAGACCTTAGCATAGGCAAGTCCGAGAAATGGAAGCATGACGATGCACCGGACGCGATTACACTTATTGTTGAAAAAAGCTTAATAGCAAATTCGGCTTCTGTCCCCTCCATAGACATTCGCGGCAAACTGGGTTTATAATATAGCGCATGATAATCGATGCTAACAAGCTCACTGAGCTTATAAAAACAAAACGAGACTACACCTTGCGGACGCTTGACCAAACTACGTACCGCATAGGCAATAATGCCGGGATATTTGTAGAAAGGCCAAAGCCAGCGCCTGACTATCGCGTGCCAGTGCCATTTATCCGAAGATCAATAGAGCTTAAAAAGGGTTACCTTGTAAAGCCAGGTAACATACTCTACAAAAACCTCGATGATGAAATCCAGGATATCTACAATCAAAATGATGAGCAGCTAAAAACTGCCAAGATGTTCGAGGGTTGCTTGACCTATGGCCGATCGTTTGAACTGCATTGGTTCCAAGAGGGCAACGGCCCACGCTTTGCACCGTTGCCGATTGACCAAAGCATACCGATATACTCCGATGATCTTGAGCCGGATCTCATCGGTTTTATATGGCATCGAATGGATCAAGAAGGCAATGAGCTTGCGACATATTATGATAATACACACTATACACACTTTCTAAAGGCGAAAGGCCAAAGCGAATGGCAGCTTGTACCAGAGAAAACAGGACCACACATTTACGGCCAGGTGCCGGTACTTGAAGCTACTACAAACTGTGATAAGCTTAATAGCTTTGACCACGTGCTTCCATTAGTTGACTTGTACGACCGGGTATTGAGCCAGGATGTCGCAAACGAGCTACACCGTTTTGCAAATGCGTATCTATTGCTTGCTGACAAGATTAACGACGTGACAACCGATGATGCAGGGCGCACTATGATTGACCGCCTAAAAGAAATCAAGATATTTGACGGTCTGGGTGACCGGTCAGTGCGTGATTCAATTGCCTACCTTGAGCGCAACGTCAATAACACTTTCATTGAAGCTACCCTTGACCGCGTGGAGCGCTTGATTTACGAGATGCTAAACACGCCAAACCCGAACGATGATTCTTTTGCCACAGCATCCGGGATTGCGCAAGCGTGGAAGATGCTTGGCGCAAATCTTGACGCGGCAAACATGGAAGGGTATTTTTCGCTCTTTTTGTTTGACCGCATACGCTTATTGTCTGCACTTTTTAGCAATCTGCAAAGCGCTGTTGAAAACGCAGACGATGTAACCATCGAATTCAAGCGTACTGAGCCTCACAATCTTTTAGAGCTCGCACAAATCGCTGCTATGCTCAAGGGTACGCTTTCGGATGAAACCATAATCGGCATCTTCCCCGCCGACATTGTGCCGGATGTGCAAGAAGAGATTGCGAGACTCAAGGAATCCATGGGAGGCTTATTCGATGACGCACCTACAGACGGTGATGGAAGCGCAGAGGATATGGAAGACGATACAGCACAAGAGCCTACCGAATGAGCTTGCGTTTATCAACGGATTTATAGAAGGAGCGCACTATGCCAGACTTGCCAAGCCTCTTAGGGCAGGGAGTAAAAAGCGCTCGCAAGCAAGAAGACGTAACGATGCGGGAGATGGCCAAAGCGTACCGTGATGCGTACAAGGTGGCCGAATCCGAGCTATCCAAGCTTGCAGCGTCCATAGGCAACGCAGAAAATAAACTGCTTGAGGCGCAAAAGTACAATCGGCTTGCAAACCTCATGACGCAGATAAGCAAAGAGTACACAAAGCTAACAGGCCAGGCGGTTAGCGAGACTCAAAGCTTAAGCTCAAATAACTACTTTAACGGCTTTAAGCGTGTCGAATGGGCTGTAAACCAAGAGCTAAAAACAGGTGCTTCCATCGCCTTTGGTGTTGTACCGATTGACGCTGTACGCGCATCCGTATTCTCTGAGCAGTCAGGGCGCAATTTTATCATCACAATGAAAGACAATTCCCGCGACCGGATAATTCGGATACGCAACGAAATCACACGAATGCTTGCGACCGGTCAAAGCTGGGAGCGTACCGCCGAGGCACTCGCTGCACAGTTTGAAAAAGGGTACAACGATGCGGTACGTGTGGTACGGACAGAAACCGCACGGAATTACACGCAAGGCACACTTGCGGGGTTTGAGCGCGCCGAGGATCTCGGCATAAACATGACGCACGTTTGGCTTGCAACGCTTGACAGCGATACCAGACCAGAGCATGCGGAGCTTGATGGTACAGAAGCCGACGAAGATGGCCTTTTTTGGATCAATGGCGAATCGGCTGTAGGGCCAGGGTTGTTTGCTTCTCCTGAGAATTCGGTGAATTGCCGATGCAGCCTGGTTGCCAGAATAGCAGGAATCAAGCCACAATTTAGGCGTGAAAACATCGATGAGAAAAATGTCATACCATACCAGACATGGAGCACATGGGCAGAGGCTCAAGGCTGGAGTGCGCAAGATGGTTGGCCGAAAGCAGAAGAAGTTTAATAAAACCCCTTGCGCGCAACACAAACCGGCATTATACTATACCTATCCCTGAGTTAATCGCATCGGCTTGTTCCTCCTTGGCCTGTGCGATTTTTTTTATTATGAGGGGATACACCTATGCATAGTCCGGTCATGCGCGCTAACGCTCGATCCGGCATCTCCTATGGGTTGTCAACTCGCCGGTGCTCGTGTAGCACATAGGGCGGGTTCGACTCCCGCGCCGGTTTACCGTCCATCTGTGTACAGGGTGGACGGTTTTTTTTATCCCCCTTGTCAATACTTGCATATATGCCATACAATATATAGCAATCTGTTTGGCGCAATCTAAACGGAAGGGAGAATCATGTTAGATCAGTTTATTGAGCTTTTGCCCGCAGAAAAGCGGGAAGAGTACAAGACCGCGATATCAAAAGCGGTAATCGTTGGATCAAAAGAAGATGCAGAGCGCGTTTTGCGTGAGCATCCGCTGGTCAAAAGCACTTGGGACGCCGAAGTTTCCCGCAAGTATGCGGAGATCGAAAAGCGCTACCAGGACGAAAAGCTACCCAAGATTGTAGAAGATCGACTTGCCGAGGAGCGCAAGAAGGGCCAGAAACAACCATGGGAAGTCGAAACAGAGAAGCTACGTGCTGAACTGGAAGCGACGAAAAGACAGACCGTAATCGAAAAGCAGAAAGCGCGCGCCCTGCTCAAGGCACAAGAGCAAGGATTGCCGGTGGAGCTTGTAGAAAGGTTTGTCGGGGAAACCGACGAAGCGACCGACGAAGCACTAAAAGCTCTTGCCGGGGTATTAAAGCCGTGGCAAGAAAAAGCAGTAAAAGAATCCCTTGCAAAGTTTGGCAGTATGCCAGATCCGCAAGCTGGCAATATGTCGGGTAAGGCTATAAGCCGAAACGACTTTGCTAAGTTAGACCCTGCAAGCCAAATGAAAATGGTGAAGGAGGGCTATAAAATCCATGACTAAAGGAGCCTACGAAAATGGCTAACACAATTACCAACTTCATTCCAGTGCTTTACGAAGCAATAGATCAAGTGAGCCGCGAGCTTACCGGTCTCATCGGCGGATCGTCTAAGGACATGAGCGGCGAAGGCATCGGCCTTAATCAGACCGTTCGCGTCCCTGTTGCTACTTCCCGCACTGCATCGACCATTACCCCAGGCCAACTACCTCCTAACTCTGGCGACGAAACCCCAGACTATGAGGACATCGTTCTCGACAAAGCTCGCACGGTGCCTATCCGCTGGGGTGGCGAAGAGCAGCTTGCTTTTACCAATACCCGCACCTCCCGCCAAACCGAGCGCTTCTTGACCCAGCAGGTTGCACAAGCAATGCGCACCTTGGTCAACGAAGTCGAAGCAGACCTTGCAGCAGAGTACATCTATGCAAGCCGCGCATACGGTACAGCTGGTACTACTCCATTTGCATCGACCCTTGCTGATGTTTCCAACCTCAAAAAGATCCTCGATGACAACGGCGCTCCCCAGATGGGACGTCAGCTTGTTATCAACTCGACCGCAGGTGTCAACCTCCGTAACCTTACCCAGCTCGTAAGCGCTGATGCGTCTGGTAGCACTGACCTCTTGCGCCGTGGCGTACTCTTGCCTCTGATGGGCTTCGATGTGCGGGAATCCGCTGGCATTCTGTCCCACACTAAGGGTGCGGGTACCGGGTACCTCATCAACAATGTTGCCGGTGAAGTGGTTGGTCAAACCGCCCTTACCCTTGACGGTGGTACTGTCAACTCAACCGGTATAAAAGCAGGTGACATCGTTACCTTTGCTGTTGACAGCACCAACAAGTACGTTGTGCGCTCTGGCCTTACCGCCGTTTCCGGTGACATCACCATCAACAAACCCGGTGTGCGTATCACCCTTCCCGATGATAACGCCATGACCATCGGCAACAGCTACACTGCTAACCTGGCCTTTGTGCAGGATGCCCTCAAGCTTGTTACCCGAGTTCCCGCTCGACCTATCGGCGGCGACTCTGCTGATGATGTGATCACCGTTACCGATCCTGTGAGCGGCTTGACATTTAGCTTTGCCGCGTACCGCGAATACCAACAGGTGGTATACTGCCTCGAATTGGTATGGGGCGTGCGCCTGTGGAAGCCCGAATGGGCAGCTATCCTCCTCGGATAATTGATCTAACAGCCCCTCGCTTGAGGGGCTTACTACTATGGAGGTAGTATCATGGCAAAACTAACAGCGGCCCAGGCATCGACACTCGATGTAATGGAGCCGGAATCGCAATCGGTAGGGCTTGGAACTCAGATAAAAGAGCTTGGAGACAACGGTATTTTCGGACTTGTCGCAAGCATAACGTCAGCTGCTAATAGCACTGCTGCATCAATCACCGTACCTTTTGCGTGCGAAGTGATCGACGTGGTAGTACAAGCTCGTGCTACCAGTGGCAGCGGAACCGCAACCGTTCGCAAGGGCACGAATGCAATAAGCAACGCAATCGTGATGGCAACGGATACAAACATAACCCGCGCTGGTACTATTGACGATGCGCAATCGACGCTCGCAGCTGGTGACAATCTTAACGTGATAACCAACGGCGCCAATGACCGTGGCCTTGTCACCGTTATTGTAAGACAGGTATAGGTATAAAGATGGGTAACGACGCAAGCACCGATCAACCAAGCGCAAGCACAGACTCTTTCGGTCGCTTGCGAGTCTCATCGCCTATAGCGCAATTTGAATATCAGAATCAATACAACAAAGGGCCACTATTGTGGTCAGAAACCGTGTCTGGTACAGGTACCGTAGCACATCAAGCAAATAGTGCTACGGTACTTTTGTCCACAGGCGGTACAGCATCGGGGGCAAAAGCGATAAACGTAAGGGAGTATTATTAATGGCCTTTTTAACGCTTGCGGAATATAAAGTGCTTGCTCAAATATCTGGTACTACTCAAGATACCCTGCTTAATGCAATCCTCCCCCTTGTCGAAGCCGATATCCAAGACTTTTGCAATCGGGACTTTGCCGAGGGCTACCCCGATGCACTAAAGATTTACGCTGCAAAGATGGTGAGCTACCAGGTTGCAAGCTTAAAACAAGCATCGAATACCGGCCTTACAAGCGAGTCTCAAGGTGGCTATAGCTACACAAAGGCTGGTAACGCAGAAAGCTACCTTGGATATCCGATGGACGTAATTGGCGGGCTGCGCAGGTGGCGGTTTGTTTCTGGCAAGTACGGAAACATTGAAACGCAATTCAGAGACCGTCGCTGGCAATCGCTCTATGAGCTTGCCGGTAAAGGCGCTTTCTACGGAGATCCTGGAGTAGTAGTCGATGCGGATTAAAACCAATGACGTGAGCGTAACGCCCTATACCAAATCCACGGTTATAGGATCGGATGGATACGAGACCATAACATGGTCTGCTGGTACTGCCATCGCAATCGACCTACAGCCTATCGGCAATGCGCGCGCACGGCTTGCGGAGTTCGGTCCGGACGTATCGGATCCGCTAAGCCGGATCGGGTACGTTGACAAGGGATTGCTTGCACAAAATGCGTACATCGTGGCGAGCGGACAAGCATACCAAGTGCGCGGGTTTACGCCGTGGTATACTCATGATGAGGTATTTTTAGTACCGTACCAAGGGAGCATAGCGTGAGCCAAGAGCAAGAAATAGCGAATGCCTTTAAGCCGCTTGGCTTGACCTTTGAGCGCGCCATAGCTCGTGGTGTACTTGCAGCCGCCTTGGTTGTAGAGTCAGACGCAAAGGTACTTGTGCCAGTGCAAACAGGCACGCTTAGGAGATCAATAACGCACACTGAGCCAGATCCAAGCGATAGCAGCCCATCCGCAACGGTTGGAACGAATGTCGAATACGGCCCGATGGTGGAGTTCGGATCGGGTAAGCGCAGACCTAAACCGTACCTTGCGCCAGCGCTCGAGCAAAACATAAACAACATTCGCGAGCTTATCGCACAATCTATCAAAACGGAGTTTCCAGGATGATTGACGCAAAGACAAGCTTACGATCAACGTTGACAGGCAGCGCTACATTGACGGCGCTTGTGCCAACAACTCGGATAACTCCAGCATGGTTGACGAATACGACAACGCTACCATGCGTGATATATAGAATTGAGAATCAAATCAGGCAGCCGCCAGATTACTACGATAATGTGCCACGTAGTGAAACAGCGCTTGCGCGGATTGATATATTTCAAGATGCCAACAAATCGCCCTTTGCCATCGAAAGTGCCATCGATACGGCAATGGTAGCGGCACGCTGGAATCTTGAATCGCGAACGGATGTACTCGACGATACTGGCAAAGTGCACGTATCGATGCTGTACTCACAACGTTTATTTACACAATAAGGAGCTGCATACAATGGCAGTATCAAGACAACCTATAATCGGTGTAAAGAATATCAAGTACGCGCTGTTGACCGGCGGGGACTCTGATACTAACACCATTCCAACCTATGACACGGTAAAGCCGCTATTCCAAGTCGCTACATTCGGCTTTGACCCGGCTTTTGCCCAGACTACTGCGTACTATGACAATGGTCCACGGTTTTTGTTTAGCTCGCATGGTGAGGCAACTGTTACCCTAGAGGGAGACAATATCTACCCTGAGAACCTGGCCGAAGTGCTTGGTATGACCTATCAGAACGGAATACTCGTAAGCAGTACCGACGATGAGCCTCCTTACGTTGCAATCGGTGGAGAAATCACCCGATCCAACGGCGTGAGTGAATACTTTTGGATTCCAAAAGTACAACTCGGAAAAGGCCCGATTACCGTAAACACCAAGCAAGCCGAAGTATCACCTCAAAACGTAGCTGTCAGTGGCCGTGCGGTATCGCTTGTTTACAATGATGCCTTGCAAGTTATGGCACGCAGCGACGATGCAAACGTAGCAGCCTCCACCATAAGCGGATGGTTTAATGCGGTTGTTTACTCGACCAGCGCCAACCTTAACGCCCTTGGTGTAACCGGTGCAGTAGAGGGAACTGATGATATCATCATCACCTTTGCCAAGACCGGAGCTGGCAACTTTATCCTCGACCCTGCAACATGCACTACCTCCACTATCAAGGTTCTTAACACAACTAATGGTAGCATAGTAACTGCTGCAATCGGTACTGTAAGCACTACCCCTGCAGCAACTCAGACCATAACCGTACCTGCAACGCTCACGCTTGCACCCGGCGATTATGTCGTGATTGTGGACGGTGTAAAGGATTCCAACGGAATCGAGTGCACCTACTTCTCTGATCTCGTCACCATCGCTTAGTTTCTCAAATCTGCCCCTTGCGTTTGCGAGGGGCTTTTAAGGTTAACAAATTGGAAAACATAAAAAAACCTGAGCCCGTAAAGGTTACGATAGACGGCAAGCAATATGCCATGCAACTAAGAGTGGAAAACGTAGGCAAGCTACGTGAAGCCTTTGGAACCGTGGGAGCCGCCGATGCGGAGCTTGTGCGAGTCCTTACGACAAAGGACGAAACCGGCCAAACTGAGTACCAGAAGTTCAGCGCTGATTTTTTAACTGTCATGACAAAATACCTTGATTGCGTCATTATCGGCGCACCAAAAAATGCTTTTTTATCTGCTGATATTACCGAATTGCAAGGAATATCTGAGTCCATCGGTGAGCTTATAAAGCGCTATATGCCTAAGCCAAAATCGGATATCGTAAAGAAACCAGGAAAAAAGATCGACCCTATGTGACCGACTGGCCTTGGGACTGGCTTTACTGGTACGCAACCGTGAAGCTTGGCTGGTCGGATAGGCGTTTTTGGACAGCTATACCAAGGCTACTCTTTGCAATGGTGGACATAGACCAGGCCCAGCGCGTGGAAGATGCTATAACCATCGGCTATGCTTGTAGACTGGACGATCCAAGCAAACTTAGGGTAAAATCAGAGGAAGAGCTAATAGCAGAACGTGAGGCAGCAATAGATGCGTTTGTAGGTTTTTGAACAGCGGGCAACAAAATCTATACAATGATGGACGTAACGTGGTATAATAAGTAAGGAGGTAGCGAGTGAAAATCCTTGACCTGTACGTTGAGATACAGGGCGATATTACAGAGCTTAGCAAGGCACTCGATACCGGTGAAAACCAGCTAAAAAACTTTAGCCGCAAGGCATCCGAGATAGGCGACAAGCTCACAAAAGACCTGACAACTCCACTTGTAAATCTTGGCAAAGCCGTTGTAAACGCAGCAGCAGAAAGCGAAGCGTCACAGCGCAAACTGCAAAACGCACTCAAAGCTACAGGTCAAGAGGTAGACTCTAACACTAAAGCAATAAGTAAGCTCGCAAGTGCTTTACAGCAGCAAACAAAGTTTGAAGATGATGCAATAGTCTCGGCTGGCGCACTGCTCACACAACTCGGGCAGCTCGATGCTCAGGGAGTGCAAAAGGTACTACCAAGCGTACTCGACTTTGCCGAGGCTATGGGCGTTGATCTTGAGACAGCCGCCCAGCTTGTAGCAAAAACGCTTGGAAGCAATACCAACGCGCTCGCACGCTATGGCATCGATGTCGATGGAAGCGCCGACAAAACTACCAAGCTCGCAGCAATAACGGATCAACTTACACAAAAGTTCGGCGGAGCAGCGGAAGCAGCTGGAGATACGTTTAGCGGTAAGGCTGCGCAGCTTCAGAATCAAATAGGAGACCTTGCAGAAGAATTCGGTGGGATACTTTTGCCCATCTTGTCCGATCTTATTGAGACGGTTAAACCTTTTATACAAGGGTTTACGAATCTTGACGATAATATTAAAAAGTTCATCCTAACCATTGCGGGAATTGCAGCTGGAGCTGGCCCTGCTATAAGTGCTATCGGCGGACTGGGGAAAGCGCTTGATGTTTTAGGAAAGGGGCCGTTAGCCACCATTGGTGTCGTAGCTGGCATCGTCGCTGGTATTGCAGCCATTACAACAGCTCTTGATGCTCTTGCAGATTCTGCAAACTTGACCGCCGATGAGGCAAGAGAACTAAACGCAGAGCTTACTGCGACACAAAAAGAAGCTGAGGCAATAATTGGCCCTGTCAATGAGCTTACAGAAAACAACCTACTTACACGCGATTCCGTGCAAGAATTGCTCGATAAATATCCAGAGCTAAACGGACAGCTTAAACTTAATGAGACAAGCACTATCCAAGCTGCAGAAGCTGTGCGACTTATAACTCTAAAGAAAAAAGAAGAGCTTAAAGCAGAAATAGACCTGCAAAAAGCTCGGATGTTTAGCACATATCTTTTAGCTCAACAGAAAATAACTGAGCTTGAGCGATACAATAGCCTTAATGGTTTTCAGCGCGCAGAGCTTGATGCTGCAAGAAAAATAGAAGGTCAATATCTCGATCTTAACCGGCAATACTTAAAAATAGACGGTGACATACGCGCTCTTAATGTGTCGGTTTATGACCAAGTTAGAGCGCAAGAGGCGGCGAGGGTATCCGCCGAAAGGTCTGCACAAGCACAAGCGGAAAGAGCACAATTAGCAGCACAAGCTTCAGAAGTAGAAGCTGAAGCATCGCAAAAGGCATCAGATAGAGAAGCTGCTCGATTAGAGTCAGAGAGAATAGCTAACGAAAGGCGATCTGTAGCTATCGAAGAAGGAAAAATACTCTACAAAGATTACAACGATTACCTGCAATCTTTACAGGATCAAAGACTTCTCGAAGTTGATGCTGCAGCTCTTGAATCGGTTGCAATAGCTCAAAGGCAAGCCGATGCAGAGCTTGATATATTTGTAGCGCAACAGGAAGCAGAGCAAGATGCGTTTTTAGCAACTCAAGCCGAGTTTGAAAAAATGCTTGCAAGATCACAAGAGCTTGCAACGGACTGGTCAGATACCATTAAAATGGCAACAGGTATTGCGAGCACAAGCTTTGGTAACGTTTTTGAGGCAATCGGCGAGGGTATTATATCAAATAGCCTGTCTTGGGAAGCTCTTGCAAAAATAGCTCTTGAGTCTATCTCGGCTGTACTTAGGGGACTTGGTGAGCAGTTGCTTGCAAAGTCAATAGCTTACGCAATCGAAGCTGCAGCAGCAGCAGCATCGATTATAGGATTGCCGCTTGTCCCAGGTTTAACAACTGCTGCAGGTATAACAGGAGCTGGAGCGGCTGGAGCATTTTTAGCCGCTGGTATAGTAAAAGGACTTGCTAATTCAATAAATGTCCCACAATTCGCCGTTGGTACTAACTTTGCCCCCGGCGGTATGGCCTTGGTCGGTGAGTACGGCCCTGAGCTTGTCAACCTACCAAGAGGCTCACAGGTTTTGAGCAATGCCAGGACTGAATCGATACTAAACCAAAATACGGAAAATAGAACGTACAACTTCTATTCCCCAAAACAACTTGACCAATGGGAAATCAAAAAAGCCATAATGCGCCAGGGCAGAATGGAAAGGCTTGAAATCAATGGCTAACTGGAGCTTAAGCTACACAAATCCGCGCAACCAGGGCATAGACCTGCACGCATCGCCGTTTGGCATATCGTCAATAGAAGGGCTTGAGATACCCGGTGGCAGACCACAATCACAGCAAGCACCTTTTCAAGATGGTGTTACATTTTTAAGCACGACTTATGAGCCACGGTTGATAACCGTCACCCTCGGGATGCTTGGCCCATATTCGGATGCAAACTACTATGCAGCGCGTAGACAGCTATCCAACCTACTCAATATGAGCTTGCACGCAAACGGCGATCTTGGATTGCTCACATATACCGATGCAAACGTTACCAGGGAGATACCAGCGCGCGTTGACTCGGTGCAGATGCCACAGGTACGGCGTGATAGGTCGAATCAAGAGTTTGTTATCACTTTTGAGTGTCCAGATCCGCTCTTACGAGATCCGGTTGAAAATGAAGAAACTATAGAAACCGTTGTAGCTGTTTTTGAGTTTCCAGACGGTGCCGGGGGCCTTGAGTTTGACGATGTTGGTGGCGGTATTGAGCTTGACGAGTACCTTGTAGGCGAACCTATAAACTTGCTGAATGAAGGTGATGTTGACTGCCCGGTGCTATTGACATTTTACGGCCCTGCAGATGACCCAAAGATTGAAAACCAAACTACCGGCGAGTACATAGAGTTTACTCTTGCCCTTGATACTGGCGATACGCTCACGATCGATACCGAGGCAAAGACTGTGGTATACTACGATGCAAGCGGGCCTACAACTACAAACGGCAATCAATACCTTGTGCTTGCCTCCAGCTTTTGGTATCTCATGGTTGGTGATAATGACGTTCAATTTACAACAGGCGATAGTAGTACGAGCGCACGATGCTCAGTAGCGTACAAAGAGCGCTACGTTTCTATATAGGAGATTTTAGATATGGCAGAATCAAGCGGATTTTTTGGATCAACGGCGGGCGACCGTAAATATACATCTGGGCAGTTTTCAAAAGCGCTTAAGCTTATGACTCGCGGAGCATCCGGCGTTGTGCGCGGTGTTGACTCAGAGCTTGCTCTCGCACAAAGTGCAGGATCAGGGCTTGTGGCAACAGGGGCCGCGATACATGAGGGCAGATGGTACTTAAACGAAACCTCATCGGTTAGTAAAGTGCTGTCAGCTGTAACAATAAACAACAAGCGCCGAGACCGCTTTGTCATACGCTTTGACCCGGTGACAGCTCGGAGCGCGGTTGTAACTGTTATAAACGGCGTTGAGACTACCGGTACTCCAGCATCACCGGCAATCGGTGCAGATGATGTGCTTTTGGGATATATTGAGAGCTTTAACAATGCCGGGGTGTACTCATATTCAGCGGTTGATGAGCGCGTGTATGGGTTTGACAATAAAGTTACGGTGAATGAGATTGCGGCGGATGCGGTTGGGACATCGGAGATTATTGACTCAAGCGTAACACAGGCTAAGATGGCAGATAATTCCATTGGAACCGCCGAGATTATTGATAGCAACGTTACTACTGCAAAGATAGCAGATTCAAGCGTTACTACCTCTAAAATAGCTGGAGATGCTATAACAAATGCAAAACTTGCAAATATGGCAGTTGACACCATAAAAGGCCGACGAACATCAGGGACTGGTGATCCTGAAGATTTATCACCTGCAAATGTTCTAAATATTTTAAGTCCGATAATATCGGATGATTTTTCTGCATCAAGCACAAGTGCGGTAACTGCCAATGTAGATATTCCAAGCGGACAATCTGGTAGCTTTTTGTTTTTTTCATACGAGCTTAGGAATACATCGGCTGGCACACTGTCTTTTACTCTGAGAAGCCCAAATCAAACATGTAATATTATGTACTCAGTATCTTCGGAGGCTGCAAGTGGAATAATGGATTCCCCGAGCACCGATATCTATTCCGGCAATAGTGTTAATAACTTAGTTAGTACTAACGTTGGAGCAGGCGACTATTTCAAAGTTAAGGCTTTGGTATCATATAAATGATATCCCCCCTCCGCATCTACCAACCAGGCGCAACGACTCTAACCCTTGTCGATGAGATAACTTTTTACCAATCGGCAAACTTTACACGCTCGCGGTCTGGCATCGGTAGCTTTAGCATCACGATTGCCCTTGACGCGCCAAAGACTGACAGCTTTGTCAAATATCGCCTTGTGCAGTTTGGTGACGATTTACGCAGGATTGGCGTCATAACTCGGATCAATCGGAGTTTTGACGAATCCGGCAATAAGACAATGACGGTTACCGGCGTTGAGGCAAAGGGCTATGCGCGTTGGCGATCAATCTTGCCGCCAACAGGCAGCGCCTACTACGTTTTGACAGACGATGCAGAAACCTGTATCAAAAACCTGTTGACGGACTCAATAGGCTCAGGAGCAGCGACAAAGCGAAAGCTTAACTTTGTAAACGTTACGGCATCCGGTGGGACAGGTGCAACATATCGCCTAAGCTCACGCTATGAAAACCTTGGCAAAATACTCCAAGAGATTGCCGAATCCGCAAATATGGGGTGGGATTTTAGGCTTAACACGTCAACGGCAAAGCTGGACGTTACAACGTACCTTGGGACAGACAGGCGGTCTACGCAATCGGTTAATCCTCGCGCGATATTTTCCACAGAATGGAAGAGTCTTGCGTCTGCTGACGTTGAGGACTCGATAGATGACTATGTTAACCTTGCAATTGTTGCCGGTCAGGGTGAAGGTGCAGACAGGACTGTGCGAACGGTTTACACTGGCACTGAGCCAGAAGCTGATCAGCGCATCGAAACGTTTATCGATGCAAGAGACCTTGCTACAACAGGCGATCTTGACGCCCGAGGCGCAGAGGTACTTGTAGAGAATGGCTACTCACTCGGGCTTGAGGCAGATGCGATACAAACCGGCTTGACGTTTGGTACAGACTACGATGTCGGCGACCGCGTAACAATCTCAGCTTTTGGCGTAGAATCGCACCCGTACATCACGGCTGTGACAGAGCGCTGGGGTGCAGACGGTTACAAGGTTGCTTTACAATTTGACAAGCCAACCGCTACAGCATCACAAGCGCTTGCATCGGATATTGGACAGGTTAAGCAAACGCTGACTAAGATTGAGGATGTAACCGATATTCGCAGCGACCTTGACCGCGCAGGGCTTGGGCTATACAACCTTGGTATAAGCGCGTCAGTTGGAAGTAACGCATTGACAATTAGGCTTAGGCAAGCCGATGGTACAACTGACCCTGGAGCTGGAAAA